AGATGTACCAGTAATGGCTGTATTATCAGTATAAACTGGAGCTCCGATAAGAGACCAGCTACCATTAGCATTAAGAAAGTATTGACCGTTTGATTGTTGTGTAGAATTTGCAGTTCTTATAGTAGTATTAACGCTAGAATTGCCAACACTTAAAGTATTAGCATTAAAGTTACCAGTAATCGCAGCGTTACCTACTGCAGCATTAGAACTACCAGCAGTAACAGCATATGTTGTCATTGCATATGCTAGTTCGTTAGTTCTATTACGCCAATAATCGAAAGTATTAGTATTTGACGTATTCGCTACAATTACAGTCATTTATTATTTCCGTTTTCTAAGAGCTTTGTAAGCAAACCTTTAATATCGTCTAATGACAATTCTATGTTTTTAATTCTATCTTCATGAGTACCAATGTTTCTCATAATTTCTCTTTGTCTTCTGTAAGCACCCAACCCAGAATTATCAACGTTGATAATAGCTCCTGGGTTGGTTTCTAGTCTATTAAATTCTTTAGTTTTCATATTATACCTGTAGAGCTATAGCTCGAATGTCATTTATCTTTGGAACATAAATTCTATCAGAACTTAATAGAACAATTTTTATCATAAATGTTTTAAACGATCTATAGATAGCCCCAGTTGAATCAGTATATTCTAGAATATAGTAATTACTTGCATTTCTAAACCCAGCATAAGTTGCTGGAGCTGTTGTTGGTATATTGTATTCATATTCACGCCAATCATATATGTTTATAGGACTACTTCTTACAGAAGGTGATGCATTTTCTAATTTTGTCCAAATTTTATCATTTATATTAGCAGAATCATCTGAATTTAAGAACTTAATATAAACTTCAACATCTGTATTTATTGGTCTATATGCACCAACAATTACCTTAAGATCTTCAGCATCTTGATCATCAGCGAGAACAACTGGCTTATTGATATACTTTGTTAAAGCATTACCGTAACGAGTGTGTTCATTTGTATTGTCATTATTGATCAAATTTTCAATAACTAAAGCTGATCTTCTAGAAAGATCAATTACTGGAGTTATATACTTGTTATAACTTGTCATTACAGTTTTCATAATCAAAGATTTTGTTATACCTTCATTACTTTTACTATAAACTATTCTTTCATAATCAAGCATTTCTCTTTCTTGATCCATAGTAATAGTATTCCAATTGGTGTCTAAAATACCAGAATTAGAAATACCCTTGAATGACAAATCAATAGTAGTATTCATAGGAACCATAGTTGCAAAACGAGGAACTATAGTGTGAAGAATAGGATTACTAATAGTATTGATAGTTGCTGTTGCAATCAACGTTGTTGAGTTAGCATGAGAAGTATTACTCTGTTGATTGAAACGGAAGAAACCAATTGTGTTACCTACTGAGAAACCTGCAGTAGAACTATCAAGAGATAGAATAGATTTAGTAGTGTCATAATCCTGAAGATAGCCACTAATACTAGTATTTACAATTGCAGTGTTGGAAGTTGAGTTTATATTATAAACTTGATCACCAACTTTAAGAGATCTTAAATTTGTATTAGCATTAGGGAATGTTAAACCAGTATATTTAAAATACTCGTCGTTTTCGTTTGTAAGCACAGCTGTGCCTGTTCCAACACTAAAGTTACCAACATATAGATTAAACTTGATGTCTTCTTTTGGTAATGGAGTCCAAGTACGAGCATTAGAAGAACGGAAAGCTACACCAGTGTATGGGTTACCAAAAACTTGAGCTCCACTAATAACATCATAACCGCCAGTTTCAGCCATCCAAATTTTATATTCTGGTGAACCACCTTCTGGTTCTACATAGAAAGCGTATTCTTTATTAGCTGCTAAAAATGCTGGTTGTTCAAGAACAAATGTTGTCGCAGTATTAGCAGTATCGCTTACATTTACATCTGCAGAAGCTAATCTAGACTGGCCATAAGTCATAGTAGCATCAGGAACGCCATTATTCATACCAACAACGACAAGCTTAACACCTAGTGAAGGATCTTTACTTTTAAAGAACAAATCAACTTTAGTAATGAACACACCAGATTGTTCTTGCGGTGGCTCAACAAAGAATGATTGTGCTAGAGGGTCTTCTCTTGGAATAGCTTGTACTGTTGTTACAACTCTTTTATCAGTAAGAGAACTTTGATTAAATACAGGTTCAACAGCTGTAATTGTTGCATTACGAGTTGATAGAGAAATACTAGAAGCAGTGTATACCGCACTAGCTCTTGTTAGTGCTGCATCATTTCCTGTGATCAAACTATCAGCATCTATCAGTTGGAACTGACGATCGCCGATACGGAAAGTACCTTCAGGAATTACAAACACTCCATATAGGTGTCCTGAAGCATCAGTTGTTAACTGAGTGCCTAGTGGGAGAGTTCTCACTAGTATAGAATCTGGGCGAGTAGTTTTATTTGCAGCTTCAAAAATTGCTTTCTCAGTAGCACCAAGAGCAGTATTAAGAGTTGCTGGTGCACAATATTGTGATACAGGGGTATCATCAAAATATGCATATATTTTAGTGTTTGGCTTAAGATTACGTGCAATAAATGCAACAGTTCTTGACTTCATATAAGGTTGTATTGTAACATCTGTTACATACTTACCAAGATCTAATTTTTGATTAATTGAAGTTAAGAAAGTATTTGTTCCATTTCTTACTTGATTATCTACTGTAGTTATTACGTTAGTAACAGTTGTAGTAGATCCTGTTGATCTCCAATCACCCCATCTAGTACCGAAAATAGTAGCACCAGTGGCTTGAGAAACAATATTACCAAACTCCAAGAAAGGTGTTGTTAAATCGATTGATAAATCGATATTTGGCATTTTTGTTTCATCGCGATTCATATCATAACCAGGATAAAGATCTACGCCACCTTTCCAAGCCCAAATTTCTTGAGTTGAATTGCGATATTTTGTAGCAAATGGTTGATCTATATACTTTTCATGAGTATATGGTAATGTTATTATTTTACCTGTTTGAATAACACCCGAACTATTTGCAGTATCAAATGTTAAATCAATATTTTTTGAATCAAATAAAGAACGACCATAGCTTAAATCGAAATCGATGCTGTAACGATACTCAATATCATTTGGTTGAGCTAAAGCATGACTGTTCATAGGATCGGCAAAAATACCATTTTTAAATCGATTTAAACCATTTGCATCAGGCGTATTGAGAGAATTAGCTTTTTGTTCAAGAAGATTTAAAGTAGTGTAATATTCTAAACGATTAATACGAGCTTCAATATTACCGATATCTCTCATAGTATAACCACGCTGTGTAGACAGCTGTGTACGTACAGAGTAATCTTTTCTATTATATGCTTCAGCTTCTCTAACACTCAATGAAGGATATGGTGCAACAAAACCATAACAAAGAATCATAGTATCAGTGTCATTGATAGGTCTTACTGGGGTTTCAGAAGGCGTGCCTTTAATGACAGCAAGACCACCAGTACTGTTCATTGTTACTAAGTCGATACGGCCAAGATAATACTCAATATCAGCTTGGAAATTTGTATCAGGCTCGCAAAGATAAGTTGAGCTATAACTGATGAAGTTATTTGTTGTTGCTGGGTTTAATGTTGCAGAAGCAAGAGATGTTGAACTATTAGCAGTATTAGACTTAAATGGTCTAAAGTCTGCAGAATCTCTCAAATCAATGAATACGTTATTTGATGCAATATAATATGGTATTTGAGCAGTTTGAATTGCATTTGTATTAGCTGTATTAGCATCATCAATTGGATAAGAATCTACAGAGAAGAAACCAACACCGTTATTTAAATTAGAAGTAAAGTGATCTAATTTTACAGTTAGATATTCATTAGCTAATGTACCAGTATATTTTGGATTAAGTACTAGTTTACCATGGTCATAATATTCGTCTCTTTGACCATTGTCTAGATAAAAATAATTGGTAACATCTGTTCCAGTATTTGAGAATGAAGATGAGTTTGATGTAACACTTACAATTCTGAATACATCTGGTAATCCTAAATTCCAAATATTATTAACTGCAGCGTTAGCATATAGTTTAACAAAACGATCTCTATTGATATCTTTCTTTGCTTGAACTGCCTGAGTTCTAAGCATTCTGAATTGAACCCAAACATTGGCAGTTGATAATAGTGAAGCAGCTGATGCAGCACCAGTGCTAATTTCTAAGCTTGAACCACTTAAAATATTAACTTGTCTTGTACCTGGGTATTCAATATCTAGAGGGATATAATAACCTGCAGGGTAATGTTTACCAAAAGAACAAGCAGCGTTTGTATAACCAGGCGCAGAACTCATAACAATTTTGCTGCTATTTGCAGACATAACTCTATAATAATTTGTTATAGAAGCAGTTTCATTCAATTTAATGAATTCACCGTTAGCAAAAAATGTATTGAGGTTAGTACCTATGATATGTGTACAACCAGAAGTAATATTAACAGTATTACTTGTAATGTTTGCAGTAGAAACATTTGATTGTAGAGAAACTACAAATTCTTTTTCAAGTGTATCACCAAGAACACCAGCACTATATCCAATACTATCAAAACCGCCAGCATAAGCTGGGCTTGCAGCTACAGAAATATATCCGTTTGTTTGCATTGTTGCTTGCACTGTTTCACGGAAATAGAATTGGGTTCTATTTGTTGCACCAGCATCGCTGCGAAGAGTTTTAATAGCTTTTTTACCAAATGGGAAAATAAGAGTTGTTTTTCCACTTTCTTGTAAAAGAGCCTTTGATGAAGTTAAAACAATATCACCAAAGAATTTGCCGTATGTAGCATCTGACTTATAAATTGCCTTAGCATCTGTAACAAAGCTTTTGCCGCTTATCATAACAATATCTGTTAGATAAATTCTATATGTTGTATCTGGAAGACCAGGATCGCCTTCTCCATGCACATAAGCTTTTACTTTGGCTGTACCAATTTTACTACCAGTTACAGTACCAGTAGCAAGTGTTTTGTTTGTAATTGCTTGTTGAACAGTATCATATATATCAACTTCTACAAACCCACTGAAGTTTACGACACCAGCAGTTTCTTTAAGATAAAGATAATTACCATAGTTTGCTGTAATTATTTGTTCAGGAGCTTCTAATGTTGTAATAGCTTTATCTGTATCAATTTTACGAGATGAAAGATATTCAACCTGCCCACCGTGAACATATCCTTTACCAGAAGAAACTTGATATGCAAACGAAGAAGTATTAGCACCAACAATTGTTTCAACTTGAAATGGTTTTGTTACATAGTCGCCAGATTCATCATAAGTTCTCTGATTCATAACATCGCCAATAACTTCGTATGGTGTTTTTTGGCGATTTACAACAAGTTCATTAGAGATATTTGAAAATTCGAAAAGTGTAAAGAAAGTGTCGTTATTAGCTATAGATGTTCTATTTTTAGCAACGATAGTAGGTGTTAATTTTAAACGATGTGCACCAGGAGCGTTTTCATTAGAATAACCTAATGCATTATCTGTGAGATTTGCGTCTTCGTTTTCTGTTATAATTGTTTCTACTGTTTCAAACCCAACAACATAACTTGCAACGTTTTGATCATAATCTTTAACGATTGTATATTGATCATCAACAGTTTGGAAAAAACCTTTTTGATAAACGATACCATCTTCTACACGGAAACCATATCCTGCACCAATAGCATTAACAGTTGCATTTGTAGAAATAACATTAATAGTATTAACTAAATTATTTGCATCTAATGTTGCAGAAAGCTTATTTTGATTAGCACTATAGATAGAAATTACTTCACCATTAGCAAATGTAGTTTGACTATTTGCACCAGTTGTTAAATATTTAAGGTAGAAACGGTTTGTGTTTGGATAATTTAATAAAGCACCAGCTTTAGAAATAATAGAAACAGCTCTAACGTTAGATGTTCCACCAACAAGAAGATATTCACTGGTAATATCGGTGACAAAT